TTAACGTCAACTTGACTAAGTATTCTAGGGAACAACTAGAAGATATGCGAAATAGGCTGCGTACCAAGGTTTTCCAACAGGAAGGCAAAGCAGGTATTAATGATTTGCTGACCAACGAAACATACCAAAAAGACAAGGCCATGCTAGCCTTGCTAAACACAAGGATCAAAGAAATGCTAGGCGAAAACTTAAAACAATTAAAAGACAAAATGATAGAACTTAGCGAAGCTAAGAAAGGTGTTAAAGCACCTAAGTACAAAATTCACGCACAAGGCACAGCCGCTCAAGATTATGACGGCGATGGTAAAGTTGAAAAACCAAAGGCCGAAGTCTGGGGCTCACGTGCTAAAGCCGCAGCCAAAGCAGGCAAGCCATTTGAAGAAAGTGCAAAGCCAGACTACGCTGATATCGACGATGATGGCAATAAGAAAGAAAAAATGAAGGATGCTGCAAAAGATAAGAAAGCAGGTCCTAAGAAAGGCGTTAATCCTTTTGCTAAAGTTAAAGAAGGTTTCCCAACTGTTGACGATGCTAAAAAAGCAGCCGCTGGTACAGCTAATATGAAACCGGGCGAGAAGAAGAAGTCTAGCACAGGCGGCGAGATTACTAAAACTGCCACAGGCCTAAAGCACAGTGCTGGTAAGAACTATGGCGGCCAAGATGCTCCTAAGGCTCCTGACAGCGATAAGAAAGCCAAGAAAGTTAAAGAAGGCATGAAAGAAGCCGACGGCAAATTACCATCAATGGCACATATTAAGAAAATGTGTAAAGACGGAAAATCCGTAGCAGAGATTTGCAAAATGCATCCCAACTGTGACCAAAAAGAATTAAAACAAATGGTAGCTGATTGCAAAAAGACTATGGTTAAAGAAAGTCAATTCAAACACAATGTTAGATTTGTCAACGAAAGTCTTGGATTCCTATTAAGCGAAGATGAAGAAGGTAAGGCCAAGGCCATTACCGCTGCCGGCGATATGGTCAATGATTACACATCATGGATGCAACGTGTTGGTCAGTATCAAACAAAGACAATGATCGAACTTGCAGATGCTATCAAAGCGGACTTTGGAGCAGCAGAAGCAGAAGCTTTCAAACAAGCAGTTGGTCCAGCTCTAAGTGCTACCTTAGAAGTACTAACACAACAACGTGAAGCAGTAAGCAACGCTGTTGCTGTACTAGCAGGTGAAGCTACTCCAGACGCCGCAATGGGCATGGAGCCAAGCATGGATATGCCTCCAGCAGATGGTATGGACATGGCACCTCCTGATGAAATGAACGCCCCAGCTGATGAGTTTGGTGCTAGTGATGCAGCCGCAGGCATGGGTACAACTGGACGTGAAATGCGTGAAAGCAAGTTTGCTCGCAAGCTAGCTGAAAGCCACTCTATCCTAAGCAAATTAGCTAAATGAGATTACTAGAAGTAGACTTGGGAAGTGCTAGAGATGTTCTAGCAGTTCTCCAAGGTCAGGCAAACAGAGAAGGGCAAAGTTCTACTTTGCCTTTTGCCGTTGTAATGAAATTACTTAGACCCTTTGGATTGGGTATTAGTACACCAGACGGTTTGATTGCACTAAAGAACGCAGTCGATCCAGCCGGTGATGTTATTGACAGTATCACAGACGATGGTGCAGTTATACTAAAAACTAAAACAAAAAATCCAAATCAAGAAAAACCTGCAGAGGTAGGCGCTAGCCCTGCTGTATCTGCAATGGCATCTAGCAATGCCAAACAATTAAAGCCAAATATTTGACATTAGTGTAAAAGGTTGTTATAATTAAGTTTATGACAACCTTTACTCCTCCTCCGTTCGTTGAACGATTCCAATATAAAAACTGCGTCCAGGTAAATGATCCTGTTACACGTAAACGTGTTTACAGAACTCCAGACGGAGAAAGCCTTCCTAGTGTAACAACTATCCTTAGTGCTACTAAAGATATGACTCATTTGAATGAGTGGAAGAAACGAGTAGGTGTAGAAAAAGCACAACAGATTACCACTGAGGCCGCAGGTGTAGGTACAGCCATGCATGCCAACTTAGAACGCTTCTTAATCGGCGAAGCAAGACAGCCTGGTAACAATCCTGTACACATCAAAGCCAATGCAATGGCCGATCAAATCATTCTTAACGGACTGAGCAAAATGGATGAAGTATGGGCTATGGAACAGAGTTTATACTTCCCAGGTTTATATAGTGGAACTACTGACTTAGTAGGAGTCTATGAAGGCGTACCTGCTGTCTGCGATCACAAGCAAACTAACAAGCCTAAGAAAGCAGAGTGGGTAGAAGATTACTACCTACAGCTAATGGCTTACATTATGGCACATAATGCAGTTTACGGTACTGACATGCGTCGAGGCGTTATCTTTATGTGCAGTCGTGGTGATGACAGTATTAAAGTAGGTGGCGAAGTATATCAGCAGTTTGATCTAAAACCTGAAGATTTTAACAAATACCAAGATATGTGGCTTACTAAAGTAGAAGAGTACTACGCCCTGACCAAGTAAGCATCTCAACGCATAAATATCTCATACAGGGGATATTTCCATGGCCGTTATTGAGATAGCAAAAATACAAGTCCGTCGAGGACAAGAAAATCAAACAGGAATTCCGCAACTTGCAGGTGGAGAATTTGCTTGGGCGGCAGATAATGAAACTTTATATATTGGTTTAAAAAGAGAAGACGGTGGGGCTCGGGATGCTAACGTACGAGTTTTAACAGAAAATGATATTAATTTGTTTAGAAGATTGGCATCCGAAGGTATGCTTAACACTGCTACAAATTATATTTGGAGTTGGCACAACTCAGAAGAAATTACCTCTTCAACTTATATAACATCATTAACCGGTCAAGACGTAGCAATAAGATATGTACAAAATAAATTAGATGAGTTTGTCAGTATTGCAGATTTTATAACTACTGCATCTTCAGCTGATTGTAGTATAGGAGTACAGGCTGCAATTGATCATTTATTTTTAGATTGGCACGTTGAATCTTCTCCTCCTGCTGTAGCAACTACTACTACTAATTTTAATACACCTGGTTTATACGATCCTGGCAATACAAAAAAATTCAATAAAAAATTATACTTCCCTGCAGGTATCTACAACATAGGAACAACGTTAAAGATTCCTAGGAACACCGTTATCGTTGGCGAAGGCATAGACAAAACTATTATTAGAGATGCTACAGTAGGTACTGGTATTTTTAAGACAGTTGATTTTGTTGGCAGAAGAAATTACTGGTCAGCAGATGATGAATACCAAGGAGAATTAGATGTTACTAGTAGTACTAGTGCAACCCTGTCAATAACAGGACCAGGACGTCCTAAAAATATTCATATTGAGGGAATGACCTTAGAATATACTAATGCAAGTTCGACTAATCCAAACCTTGCACTTTTAAATTTAGATGGCGTAGAGAATGCTGTTATTAGAGAAGTTAAGTTCTTAGGAACTATTACTTCAACGGTATTTGAATCTGGAACAACATTTGGCGGTCCAGGATATACAGGAATAGACATTAGAGGATACGGTGTCAACGCTCCTGAAAATATTTTAATTGATAATTGCCAATTTACTGGTTTATATTACGATATAAAATCAAATTACGAATCCAAGCATATTGTTATACAAAATAATAGTTTTTCATATTCAAAATACGGTGTTGCATTTAATACTGCCACTAATGCACTTACCCTGGCTAACGCTGGACCTATGTACGCTCGAATTGTAAACAATAAATTTCAAGATATTTACGAACAGGGAATTTATGTAGGGGCAGCAAACTCACTCAGTATTCCTACAAATCACATCAGCCAAAACAATTCATTTGTGAATGTGGGAGACCGAGGCGATCCAGAAGGTACTACAGGTGGTACATCTGTTATTAAATTTGCTACCAGCGGCAATGCCAGCGTTAATGATTACTTTGGACGATATCAATATCATAATACTAAACTTGGAACAATACCCGATTCTACTTCTACATATTATCCATTGATAGATGGTAGAGCTACTATAGATCTTAATTCAGTATCTACTGCTACTTTGGCTCCGGCTCCAGGGGTTGATACCCTGTGGTCAATAACGCCCATCATGAGATTGCCTATAACAGACAATGAACAACACCTAATAATAAAATATCAATGCACTTATAATACATGGGGTTCTGGCGGAATTCATGTTAATAAGGCAGGGACATTACACGTTTATATTAGACCCACTGATCCTGCAACAGGTGATCCAGTAGATATTCAACTTGTAGATGAACATAATATGTATGGTACAGACCCTGGAATATTCTGGGGTATCGATACTTCTGTTAATACATATTCATATTTTGATCTAGTTGGATGTAGCTTGGCTACACACTCTGTGCAAGTAGAACTTCAAACCAAATTAATGCTGTAAGGAAATTAATGTTTAACCAAGCTGTAGACGATAGATTAACAGAGTGGGCAAATCATAGAAGAAAGTTAGACGAGGCAAATGATCCTTTACAAGAAGTATGGGACTTTTGGCATCAGGCTCCCTTCACACCCCACAACAGAAACGTAGATCCATACTATCAACAAAGCTGGCCAAGTCCCTGGGAAATCATTGAAGAGAACAAATACGATGATTTTACCAAAGCACTGATGATTGGCTGGACTTTAAAGTTGACAAAAAAATATCAAAGTAGTAAGATAGAACTAAGAACATTAGTTGACTCTAGCCGTACAAGGCAGTATAATCTATTATACGTAGATGATAATTGGGTTATAAACTACAGTGATAATGGACCAATTCCTTTGCCCGAAGTACCTGACTCGTTTAGACTTGAAAATCTAATTGAAGTTAGCGCCCCAAGGTAAATATCAGCTTAGAACAATAAAAAGAGGTTACTTAATGATCACAGTGGTCAAGCGTAATGGGCATCGTGTCCCGTTAGATATCGCAAAAATACAGAGACAGGTAGCCCACGGCTGCAGAGGCATCGACGGAGTTAGCCCGTCCATGGTAGAGATTAAAGCGCAAATAGAATTGCACGATGGCATGAGCACCGAGACCATAGATGAGCTGTTGCTCAAGGCCATGGTTAATTTAATTGACGAAACTGAAAATCCGGAAATTAACAACGTTAACTATCAATATGTAGCAGGCAGACAACGTGTTAGTATGTTACGCAAAGAAGTATACGGTGCATACGATCCTCCTCCATTATACGAGATTGTACAAAAGAATGTTAAGTCGGGCATGTACACCAGCGAATTGCTAGATTGGTACACTGAGGACGAATGGAAGATCATTGATTTGTTCTTAGATCACGACAAAGACGAAACATATACATTTGCAGCCATAGCACAACTATGCGAAAAGTATCTTGTGCAAAATCGTGCTACAGGACAAATTTATGAAACCCCACAGGTTCGTTATGCTATTGCGGCTGCTACAGCGTTTCACAATGAACCTAAAGAAACTAGATTAAAACTTGTTAAGGAATATTATGAATGTGCGTCCGATGGTCATTTTACTCTCGCTACTCCTGTGCTCGCTGGCCTCGGTACTACAACTAAACAGTTCAGTAGTTGTGTGCTTATTAGCAGTGACGATACCCTTGATTCGATATTCGCCGCAGGCGAAATGATGGCCAAATATGCCTCAAAACGAGCCGGTATTGGTCTCGAAATAGGCAGAATCAGACCGTTAGGCGCCCCAATTCGCAATGGTGAAATCAAGCATACGGGTCTAGTACCCTTCCTAAAGAAATGGTTTGCCGATTTAAGATCATGCAGTCAAGGTGGCATACGCAACGCCAGCTGTACGGTTACATTCCCAGTGTGGCATGCTCAATTTGAAGACTTAATCGTGCTTAAGAATAATCAAGGTACAGACGAAACTCGTGTGCGCCAAATGGATTATAGTGTAGTAGTTAATGCCATGTTCTGGAATCGTTATAAGCGTGGAGAAACAATGAGTTTGTTTGACCCTGCAGAAGTTCCAGACCTATACGAAGCCTATTATCGTGACAGCGCAGAATTTGAAAAGTTGTATTTACATTATGAGCAGAACCCAAAAATTAAAAAGAAAGTTGTATCGGCGGATGAGATATTCAAAAATGGAATTCTTAAGGAGAGAACTGATACTGGGCGCATTTATCTTGTCAACATCGACAACGTTATCAACCAGGGCCCCTTTGATACAACGGTGGATCCAATATATCAATCAAACCTATGCCAAGAGATACTTTTACCCACCCGACCTTTCCAGAGAATTGAAGACCCAGAAGGAAGAATTGCTCTTTGCACTCTTGGGTCCATAAACTGGGGTGCGTTCCGTAATCCACAAGAGATGCGTAAGGCATGTCGTGTTTTAGTTCGTAGTCTAAGTAATTTATTAAATTATCAAGACTTCCTTAGCGTACAGAGTAAAATGGCTAATACTGATTTTGAACCTCTAGGTGTTGGCATTACTAACTTGGCCTATTGGCATGCTCGTAAGAGTTTCAAATATGGTGAGAAAGATGCACTGGCAGAAGTTAAACGTTGGATGGAACACCAGGCCTACTACCTTACTGAAGCCAGTGTTGAGCTTGCCCAAGAACGTGGACCATGTGCTCGTAGTCAGTACACCTACTACGGTAAGGGAGTCTTTCCTTGGGAAAGACGCAAAGCCGGAGTCAACGAACTCACTGACTTTACGCCTAGCATGGATTGGGAACCGCTCCGTGCTCGTATGATCAAGTACGGGATCCGTAATGCTACACTAATGGCAGTAGCCCCAGTTGAGTCTAGCTCAGTTGTATTAAATAGTACTAACGGAATTGAAATGCCCATGGAAATGATTTCTGTTAAAGAATCAAAGGCGGGATCGTTTGTACAGGTAGTACCAGAATACAAACGATTAAAGAACCGTTATCAGTTAATGTGGGATCAGAAAGATTGTGTTGACTATTTAAAGACAGCTTCAGTATTGGCTGTTTACATTGATCAAAGTTTATCAACTAATACATTCTATAATCCTGCCAATTATGCAGGAGGTAAAGTACCTGCAACTGTAATTGCCAAAAATTTAATGCTGGCTTACAGATGGGGACTAAAGACTATATACTATAGTTTAATTAATAAGGTCGGCGCCAAAGCTGACATGACAAATACAAGTAGTGCAATTACACTTTCTCCAGTTACTGTCTACGAAGAATTAGACGAAGACTGCGAAGCGTGTAAATTATAAAAGGAAATAAAATGAAATTATATATAAAATATATTGATGGACAAATTGTTGATCACCCGATGCTTGAAGATAATCTAACGCAGGTAGATCCTACTTTTGATCCAGATAATCTCCCAGATACATTAAAAGTATTCGAACGTGTAAATGCTCCGATACCTGGACCATATGCTTACATACAGGTTTCATATCAACTAGGTGATGATGGTATTGTTAGAGATACGTATACAGAATTACCATTCAGTGCAGAAGAACGAGCCAAGCTAATTGAATATACAATGGCACAAGCGCATCCCAAAGGTTGGACCTTTAATGAAACAATCTGTGGTTGGGAACCAGGAGTACCTTATCCAACAGATGGAAAAGTTTATGAATGGTCTGAAGAATTAGAGAACTGGTCAGAAATGAATACTTATTAATACTATGTCAAAAGCACAGTACAATTTTTCAAAACAAACAAATTACCTTAAGCGTACAATGTTTCTAGATCCAGCAGGTCCAGTAACAGTGCAACGGTTCGAGGAAGTTAAGTATCCTAAACTACAAAAGTACGAAGAACTTGCTCGGGGCTTCTTTTGGGTTCCAGAGGAAATTAGTCTTACCAAAGACAAGATGGATCACAAAGAAGCCAGTGATGCTGTTAAACATATCTTTACCAGTAACTTGCTAAGGCAAACTGCGTTAGATTCTATCCAGGGTCGAGCGCCTTTCCAAGTGTTTGGGCCAGTTAGTTCAATTCCAGAACTCGAAGCACTGACACTTACCTGGAGTTTCTTCGAAACAAGCATTCACAGCAAGAGCTATAGTCATATTATTCGTAATGTCTACGGAGTACCTAAAGATGAGTTTAACAAGATTCACGACACGGCTGAAATTGCTGGTATGGCTGCTAGTGTTGGTCGCTACTATGAGGATCTTCATATTCTTAACAGCCGTGCAGAGCTGGGCGAAGATGTTGGACTCCATACTCACAAGCGAGCCATATGGATGGCCCTACATGCATCATACGCACTCGAAGCTCTACGTTTCATGGTATCCTTCGCCACGTCACTTGCTATGGTAGAGAATAAGATTTACATCGGTAACGGTAACATCATCAGTTTGATTCTACAAGACGAACTGCTTCATGCAGAGTGGACTGGTTGGTTAATTAACAATGTAACCAAAGACGATCCGGACTTTATTGAAATTGGAAAAGAGTGTGAAGCAGAAGTATACGCTATGTATATGGAAGTCATTCAAGAAGAAAAAGCCTGGGCCGAATACTTGTTCAAGAAGGGTGTGGTCATTGGATTGAATGCCAACATATTGAAAGACTTTGTTGACTATACTGCATTTACTAGACTAAAAGAAATTGGCATCAAGTATCTAGCAGACCATCCAAAGATGAGTCCTATCCCTTGGTTTAACAAGCACGTTAACATCAATAAGAAACAAACAGCATTACAGGAAAACGAAAGCACCAATTATGTTATTGGTGTTATGAGTGATTCAGTTAGCTATGAAGAACTACCAGATTTATAAGGAATAAAATGACCAAAGCAATTGTGTGGTCGAAGTACCACTGCCCATTTTGCGATCAGGCAAAGGCATTATTAAAACAACGAGGTATTCCATTTGAAGAAAAGAAAATCGGTGATGGATATTCTAAAGAAGAATTGTTAGAAGCAATTCCCACAGCAAGAACAGTACCACAGATCTTTATCGATGATCAACTCATTGGTGGCTTTACTGAACTAAAGGCACACCTAAATGGATAACGAGCCCATTGTAGATGAGAACACCATTGATCTATCCGGTGGTGAAGATTACGACAGTATCACTATGATAGATACTAGCAGTATGAACTCTTATAATTACTCCTATAGTACAACACCATCTAGCATTACTATTAGTAACGGTAGCGGTAGTAACTATGGTGCAGTCGGTAGCTCTGGTAGCTTTCTAACCAGCGGCTTGAATGGCACTAGCTGGAGCAACACAAATTGGAATATAAGCAGTAGTTCGTCAACTCCAGGTTTAAAAGTATCAGGTGACGCAGAGTTTGAAGGCAAGGTTATGATAAACGGCCGGAATATCTCAGAGTTCATGGAAACCATTTCAAACCGTCTTGCCATACTCCAACCAGACCCTGCAAAATTAGAGCACTTCGCGGCTCTTAAAAAAGCCTACGAGCATTACAAAACACTCGAAGCTTTATGCGAAATACCCAAAGAAGAAAACGAGGAATAATATGTTAATTCAAAAACCCGCAGCCACTGGTGACACAGTGAGCATTAAATTAATTTCCGGTGAAGAAATCATCGGACGTTTAGATGAAGATACCAGTGAGTATGTTAAACTAAACAGACCTAAGAGTGTTAGTATCGGCGCACAAGGACTAGGTATGATGCCGTTTATGTTTCTAGGTGGAGCAGACAACGTTACTATTAAACATAATCATATCATTGTTATGGTACTTGCAGAGAAAAGTGCAGCCGATCAATATGTACAGGGAACAACTGGCATTGCTCTATCGTAAATATATGATAGGAGATTAATATGCCATACATTTCCGGCACAGGCCGAATTTCAGACGTTTACCATAGCG